CGCCGGCCCGATCCAATCTTTCATGCGGGTACCGCCGCACAGCAACATCTCAAGCACGCGCTTCCTGGGATACTGCTTTACCTCGACAACAAAGGCCGCCACCACTTCGCCCTCGACTTGGCAGAACCAGATACCGACCTGCCCTGCCAGTGACATCTGCAAGACATCGATGGGTTCGTAGCAGCCGGTACGGACGGTGGCGCGCCGCAGCATCGGCGCCACCTCTGGCCAAGCCTCGATCAGTTCCTCCAGGTTAGGCAGATAGACCCGCACCCGGCCGGGCTCGGTGATGACCAGCAACAACTCCGCCTCCCAGGTGGTGAGGCTCACGCGCCGGGCTCCGGCGTGTCGGGAGGCTTCTGGCGCAGCCGCTTTAATTCATCATCCTGCATCGCCAACATCACTTCCATGTCGAGCAGGCGGAGCATCAGATTGGCCCGCTGCTGACGCAGCACGTCGATTTCCGCAAGGGGCTTTGGCGGCTCCCCGCTTCCCGCATTGTCGAACATCAAAAGCTCCTATTGCCGGGCCGGGTGCAATTCGGCCGACGGCCCACCGCCTTGGGCGTGATCCGGCGGGCCGCCGGTCACCCCCAGGTCGCGCAATTCTTGGTTTATGTCGTTGAACCGCTGCACCAAGGAAGCGTGGACACTGGCCATCAGGTTCTTCTGCTTTGGCTCGACTGTAGCGATATGCACCGGCATCGGCGGCGAACCCATCATCCCAGCCGGCTGCGGCGGGGCGGAAACCGTGTAAGCCGCAACGATGCCGTCATGCTCCTCAAGCAGGAGCAACGCCTGCTCGATCTGAAGTTGCTCGGCCTGAAGCTTCGCGATCTGCGTCAGATCACTGTATTCAGCCAAACCGCGCCTCCAATATTTCCAGGCGCTGCTTAATCTCGCGCAATGCATTGATGATCGGGTACACCAGATTGCCCGGGGCTAATGTCTTGACCATCCCGCGCCGGTAAACCGGGGCTTCGCCGACAATCTCGGGGATGTGCTCCTCAACCTGATGCGCCAAGAGGCCCAGTAATGGCTTGCCGCCTTCGGGATCGGCAAACGGCATCCCCTTGCGGTAGCGAAAGGTGACCGGCCGTAACGCCGCCACGGCATCGAGGCCACGCTCAAACGGCACGATGTCTTCCTTCAATTCTGCTTCCGAAAATACCACCCAAGCCCCCGACCGGTTGTAGGTGCCGGATGTATCGAACATTGCGATTTCAAAGGTGCCGGCAATATCTTGAAACTTGTGACCAGTCTGCCGATAATAAGTGATTTGGGTATCCGCCGCGCCGATATATTGCGCGATATTGCCGGCAGGACTGTACAACTTGTTGTACCCGATGTTAGGACCGTCAGCCTCGGCGAACAATGTGCTATGAATGTTAAGCTTGCCAGTGCCGTAAATATCGAACGAACCGCCGGCCGTTATCCCTTGATTGCCGATCCAATTTAAGAACAAACCGGCAGTGCTGCTTATGTGGCCGTTATTGTCGTTGAACATCGTAAGGTTGGCGGTTAGCCCCGCGTTATTGAGTTCTATGCCGGCATTGCCGACACCGGCGACCCGCAGATGCCCTTGCTCCAAGCCCAAATACAGATTGCTATTGTTTGCACCGAAATATCCCTGTCGCGTACCGTTTGGTAAAAACCACTCGATATAACCGGGGAAGCTCGCGGTGCCGCCCCCGAACCCAACCTGTCCAACCCCGGATGTCGTCAAACCGGTTCTGATTACCGACGAATAAAGAAAGCCGCCAACCGTCAAACTGCCGCTCATCGTGTCGCCGGCTTTCTGCACCCAGGGCGTGGCCGCAACCGTCGTCGCGCCGGTGCCGCCATTGGCGATACTGACCGGCACCGACAAGGCGAGGGTGCCGCTGCCGGTAATCGGGTTGGGCGATGCGGTAAGCCCGGTGCCAGCGGTGACCGATGTCACCGTGCCGCTGCCGCCGGCGGTGACGTTCAACACATTTCCGGCGAAGGACAGGCCGGTGCCCAAGCTGATCTCGGAAGGAGCGGCCGCGCTGCCGGTCGGGTTGCCGAGCAGACGCGATGTCGCGACGTTCTGGATTTTGGCGTAGGTGACGGCGGCGGCAGCGATCGCGGCTGTGGTCACCGCGTTGGCGGCCAAGGCCGTAGTGATCGCCGTCGCGCCGGTGCCGGTGACGGCGCCGGCCAGGGTGATGGTCTGGTTGCCGCCGATACCGCCGAGGTTGGCGAGACCGCCCGATGGGGTGGTGGAGCCGGTGCCGCCATTGGCGACAGTGACGGGGACGCTCAGGGCCAACGTGCCGGCCCCGACAATCGGGTTGGGGGTGCCGGCAAGGCCGGTGCCGGCGGTGACGCTGGTTACCGTGCCATTGCCGGTGCCACCGCCGCCGGCCGCCAAGGGCTCGGTGCCGGCCCAGGAGGAGGCTAAATTGATGCTCTGAGCGATGTCCCTGAGCCATTGCCGGTCGCCATTAGGCGGCTGATCCGGCGGCACCGGCGGGATGACGCGGGTGCCGACGCTGTGGGCTGCCATCCTAGTACATCGACAAGGGGGCCTTACGGCCCAGTTGCATTAGTTGGTTGAGGGGGGAGGCGTAAGGCGACTCCCAACTGGGGCGGGATGACCATACCCCGCCCTCCGGCAGATCCCGCAACCCCGGGGGCACGGGGGAAGTCCCGATAGCCTCCCCGCGGTCGAGCAACAACCGCTCCTCGCGCTGCGGCCCCTGTTTTTGCACTTGCCCGCCAAGAGCGGGTATCCACCATCGCTGCGGCGCCATGATCTCGCCTTCACCGTAGCTCGGCCGGTTGCGGATGCTGTCCTGCACTCCCAGCGGCAATCCCGGCGGCAGGCGTTGCTGACCGAACCGCATCATCTCCTGCTCCATCGGGTCGAACGGGGTCCGATCACCGGGCGCCAAGCGGTACTTCAGCATGTCGAGCACATTCATCATCGCCGTCTCGCTTCCGGCATCAGGTCAAAGTCCAGACCCTGCGCGTGGTGCCAGCCCTGGCCGGGGGCGAGGGTCATGCGGAACCGCAGATACCGCCCGGTGCAGCGCTGCGGGCACTCGCCCAATTGGTTGACATTGACCGGCGTCTCCCAGGTAACCGGGTCGGTCAAGCGCTCGCGGTGCCCCACCGCTACCGTCGCCACCCCGCCATCATTCAACGGGCGGCTCATCCTGACCCAGGCCCGGCGGCCTTCGGCCGGTTGTACTTCGCCGGTTTCCAATATCGCCGGCAAGGGCGGCCCGCCGCCGATCCCGAGGCGGTGGTCACGGTCAAAGAATGACAAGCGGCTGGCCATATTGCCGGTCCAGAACGGGTCGTCAAAACTTGGAGCGATCGTGTCGAGGTTGCCGAAACTATCAATGTTATCAAGATGGTAAATACCGCCATACATGGCATTGGTCAGCCACTCGACATAAGCCGACGAGGGTTCCAGCCGGATGATCGTGGCGCGCGACAATTCCCAGTTATAAACCAACAGACGGTTGAACAACCCGCCGCTGCCGACACTGGGATAGGCCCAGATGACCGAGTGGCTGCGCGGGTCGCGGACCCCCTGAACATAGGTGACATAACTGTCGTCCAGATCGGTGAAAAACGCCCGGTCAAATTTCTGCGCACCGATCGGATAGGAGGCGGTACCGTCAAACGCCGCAAAACCTTCGGAAGACAGGTAGTAACATACCGGCCTTATCGCGCCGCTGCCGGGATCGCGGGCGTGGTCGACCACGATACTGCGCTGGGCTGTGGTGCCGCTAGAGCCAAGAGCGGTTCTAAAATTGAAGATGAGCGGCGGTCCCACATAGGAAGCGGTGTAAATTCCACGTTCTGTGAAGATAACGACATCACTGCCCGGGGCAAAACCAGGGACCAGGCCCGTAACATTACCCAGATCGGTCTGTTGCAAGTCTTGGAAATCACTTTGGGTTTGTTGCGCTTCGACCGAGCCTGGGGTTGGCCAATAAGCCGGTGAGTTAATCGCCGACCACCACACCCGGTAAGGCCGGGGGCCATCCACCGCATCAATGGTGTTGCCGAAAAACATAAAGTCTTTGACCACGGCACAGTATTTTGCGACCGGCGCTTGCGCCGACAATTCGGTGAAATTGGCGCCGCCCAACATCAGGCTCTGCGGCCGGTCGACCCCGTTTACCGCGACGATCCGGGCACCAAAACTGGTCATGCTCCAATGGCCGCCGCCAATCAAGACGGGCGGCGTCGCGTAAGCCCCGCCGGTGGTCCGGCTGGCATCGGCAAAAATCCGCGAGGTCGGCGGCAGATGATAGAGTTTCTGCCGGTCGCCGGCGTAGATGTGAACGCTGCCGTCGGGGGCGCGGATCGAATAGGAACCCTGACAGGGCTCGCTCAAGGTGTTGACCGAATAGGGCACTGCCGACAGCATCGGGCCGTAGGATTTAGCCGTCAACGGCACGCAGTTCTGGATTACCGGTGTGCCGGGTGAGGTAAAATCCGCCTGATCCGGCATCCATTCGGGCCATGGCAGGATGGTCATCTGAACATCACCGTGGGGCCGCCAGGCTCATCCCGGTGAGGCGTTACGACAGCACCGCCGCCGCTGCCGCCACCGCTGCCGGTAATGCCGTCGACCCTGATCTGTAACCCGCCGGGCCAGCGCAATTTACGGTCCGCCGCCTCTAGCCCGGCAAACGCCGCCTCGCGCCGCTGCAACCAGGAAACCGCGCGTTCGTCGTGACCGATAAAGGCTTCCGCCTCGACCAGCACGCCAAACAAGTAAGCGTCGGGGGCACTCGCCAACAACCAATTTGACATCTGGCTGTCGCTCAACGGCACCAGCCCGGCTAGGTACACCACGGTCAGCGAGATCGCTTCCGGCACCGGCCCGACCGCGATGGTGTGGTTTTGGATGGTGTAATAATACGGCACGCCGGAGAGCCGCGGTAATTGTACCGGCGGTACATATTGCAAGACGGAGCCGTCATCCAGCAACACCAGCCTGACTTCGGTGCAACCGGCCGGCAAGCCAACAAACGCCTCGGTCGCCTCCAGCAACGCCACCATTTCCGCGTCGGCCTGTTTGAGGCGGCGGTTGGCCTCCACCTCGAATAGCCGGATCATGTCGGGCACCGCTGGCTCGACCAACGGGTCGCCGGGCCGCGCCAGCCATTGCAGGACGCTGGTCTTCAGATCGCTGTAGGTCGCCAGCGGCATCGTCAGAGCCTAAAACTAGTGGGCCGCAGGTATCGCCACTCAGGGTCGTTCAAGAGGCGCCTGACCTGCGGCCAGTGATCCTTGCGCCAAGCGTTGACGCCCTTTTCTAAGAGCCACTTGGCGGCAACCTCCACCGGAATACTGGCGGCAAACCACGTATCCTTGCCCTTGCCGTCGCCGGATAGGTGAAACCCCTTATTGACATCGATCGCCGGCTCTACATCCTGCCAGCGGCGGATCCGGATGTCGCCGGTAACCTCGTCGTAACAGAAGGTCTCGGTCACGCCGGTCGCCGGGTTACGGTCGAGCAAGTATTCGGTCATTGCCTGTCCCAAAGAAAAAGCGGCCCAAAAGGACCGCCTGCTCTAAAAGCGTGAACGCCGGCTCAGAATGGGTCTGGCCGGCGTTCGATGGAGAGAGCGATGCCTTCTGGGGCACACCGCCGCCCTCAAGCCTTAGGCTCCCGGGGGAGGCCAACCCGCCCGAGGACGGGTTGACCATCCTCGCTGATTAGCGGACGATCTTGACCCTGACGATCAGGATCACGATAATCCTCAGCGAGAGTTTGCGATGTCTGTGCATCGCATCCTCCTCCGAAGCGCCGGGCGGCCAATGCCCGGCGTTTCATTTTAGCACACCCCGTCGAAAGAAACCGGCCGCCGCCGGCGCAGCGGAGACGGCCGGCCTGCTGCTCGAAGCGCGAGGCCAGGGGAACTAGCAACCCCGCGCCTGTCGCAACCTTTAGTTTACGGCGCGGTCAAATCAGCCACGAGACCCGAGCCGGCCTCGTTCTTAGACGACAGCGTGTATTCACCGATCCTATATCTTCCGACAGGTTCGCTAATCCTGCCGCGCCAGTTAACAAAAACCGGCAGCTATACCTTTCGGCATAGAGGAGACTATTTCATCACCCCTTTCGGGGGCTGGGCGCTTCCGGCCGCTTGGCCGTACTCCCTTACGGGATAGTCGTTGAAGGTTCCTCCTTTCGGAGGCTTCCCTGCAGATTGCCCTCGGCCTGACCCGTTAGGGTGTTCCTGCAATTCACCCAGTTCTTCGATGCGGATTACTCCGCAAAGGCTCCTTAGTGAAGCAACCGCTTTTCGGCGTCGCCGGTTTTCGCCAATTCGATCTGTCGAATTGGCCTCAGCCAGTCGACCGACCAGAGATCCCAGTTGATCAGCAAGACATCGCGTGGCCGCATAAAGCGGTTGGCGATGATGCGGACGGTAGAAACGTTTTTGTTCCGGCAGGCTCGCTATTTCCTGCCGCGTCCCGTTGCCGGGACCGCTGCATGTCTCCATGCAGACCAGACTATATCATCACCCGCTTGCACGGGGCTGGGCGCTTCGGGCCGCTTGGCCCTACGGCTTTCGCCTAGTCGTTGAACCTTCCTCCAAGTGTGGAGGCTTGGCTGCTGATTGCCCTCGGCTTCCAACCGTTAGGGGTTTCCAGCAATTCACCCAGTTATTCAACGCAGCTTACGCTGCGAGGGACCAATTCCAGTCACCGACATAAATATCAACCGTGGCAATCACCTTGCGCTCGGTGACATCCACCGTTTTCTGTGCACCGCCGGCAAAACCCGATGCGACCGTTTTGTTGCCGGCGCCGGTCATCACCACGTCGGGCTCTTCGGAGC